GCCGTATCTATATTTGTCGCACAAGCAACTTCCTCCGTCATCACGCTACCTTTCGGTCGCATATAGCAATGCAGAGATTTAAAGATCGACTTATCAATTAGAGCTCCCAAATGCACTTCTAACAATGGATGATAAACACTCTTTCTCTTAAGGAATTCAAAATCCTCAAAAGGTAAGAAATGTTGTAACTCTGATTCTTTATCAGGCATCGTATATATCTGGCCATATGTAGCCAAAATGCCTGAACAGTTGGTAATGTTAAATTTATCAAAACCTTCTGCTACTGAACCAATGTTATCATCACCATACGTCATCAAGCTAACAGCTTCATTAAATGGCGTACGTTGTGTGAAGTCCTTTGGTGGTGGATATAACATAAAATAACATACTCGCAAATTAAGCGATCCACAAATGCCGTTTATAATTACAGTAAGTGAATTCCCACTAATATGGGTTCCTTCTGTTAAACCGATCAAATCACCATTGAAAGCTATGTAAGCGAATACTATATCGCCTGTCATTGCTTCCATAATTTTGATATCCTCTTCTGAATAATCACATAATCTTGCCATGTCAATCAAAATTCGCAAAGCTGCGAAAATCAACTGTGATGGTAGTTTCTGATCATATTTGCCATAATCGCCTCCAAAAAGACGATCCTTGCCATGTGCAAAAATATGTTTGTGTAACTCCTGCCACTCAGGACCATGAGAGTTCACACCCACTGCACATTCAGAAACTAGAGGATGCATTTGTAAAATACGCAAAATTGGAAGATAATACTGTCTAATTAAAAATGTTAAAGACAAAGCATTGCCATAAAATATACGGCATTTTGCTTTTGACAATATTTCATCCTTCTTGCATGCTTTCGCGATTGGATACGCACGTTCACCACGTTTGTAACATTCGCGATTCTAATCGATTTCTTGCATAATAATATCATCTAATACACGATTACAAAGTTTCTCCTCTGTCGGCTCTAACTCTATAACAAAATTTCGTTTCTTGCCAGACAAAGGAAATCCCACGGAAGT